ACTGGCTGGACAGGTTCTTGATGTTCTCATCGAACGCCCGCCGCGCCTCGTAGTTTACGCCGCGCTCCACCAGGGCGTTATCGTGCGTCGGCGTCCATGCGTCGCCGCCGTAGACCTTGTTCCTGCTGTCCGCTTGCGGATCAATGGCCCCGCGCGGGAAGATGGCGGAGTATTCGCCGTAGTTGGCGTGCCCCTCTTTTGCCTTCACGACGGCGATGGAAGGCGACGGCCACGCGCCGATGTCGAGCGTGCGTCGTAGCTTTTCCTCGGTCATATTGTGCATGGCGACGAGGGTTTTTGTCTCTTCGACCGGCGTTTCCATGCTGAACTTCAGCTTGACATTTTGTGCGCCACGAGATAGACTATCTACAGAAGCATTCCCTCGCAGAGCGCCGCTGTCCGCAGCGGAAGAGCCATTAATTTGGGGGATGCTTCTTTCTTGCATCTGCCCAATATTATAGATCATCTTACCGTCTGCGCTCTGCGCCGTCGATATCGTAACCTTGTAATATTTCCCGTCAAAGTCTTTGAAAAACGCCGTGCGATAATTCCAACCGCTACTTGCCATGTCTCCATGTCGACTGTTATGATCTACAACGTTCCTGTCCCCCTTGACAGAAACCTGCGCCAACTCGTCAATATGCGATGCTGCATTTACTTTTCGCTCAAATGCCGCCTCGCTCATAGTACGCCCATCGCTGGTGTGGTTGTCGCTCAGTTTCCCTGCCGAGGTCGCAGTCAGAACCAATTCGTCGCCATCCGCGCCGATAAGCTTAACGTCTTGTCCACGGCGGATTTTCCCGTTAATATAGTCTTCCAGCTGTTCGCTCCAACTCTGCGGGTCATTTCCAAAAATGACCTGTCTGTCGGCGCGGACATATTTTTTGCCATCGGCAGCCTCTTCAATGCTCGCCCTGCCATTTATTTTGCTTGGCGGCGCACGCGTGCTTTCCTGCGCAACGGTTTCGCTCTCCACCTTGATATGCGCAAGAAGAAACGCTGCCGCATCGCTGATCTCACTGTCGGCGAAAATGTTCATATCGCCGAGGCTGTCGCAAACCACCTCTTCCCAAATTTCCTGCGCCGTCATTTCGGTGCCGGCATAAGCGTCTGCATACGCCGTGCAGAGGGAGTCGACCTCACCGCCGGTAAAGGTCTTATCGATGCGCGTGCGTACCTCGTTCAAATCGACTTCGCCCTTTGCGATCATATCATGTCCGGCCTCATGCCGCATGATCTGGTACGACGTAAATTCCGGATGATCCGCACGGATAAATACGCGGTCACCTGAAACGTAGCCGCGCACCTGGAACGTTTTCCCGCTCTTGTCACGGAACGTCAGATTATTTCCGGCAAAAAACGTCACGCGCAGGCCGCGCTCTTTGGCGAGGTCCTTCGCCTTGCGCATTTCCGCTGTCTCGTTCTTCACAAGATAGACGCTGTCATTGAATGCGCCTCTGCCGATGCCGAAGCTCGCAGTGCTTACTTTTTCTCCATAATCGAGCGAAGCTGCTTCGCTGTCTGCGAAGTGTCGCCCTTCCTTCCGGCCCGGATTTCGTCCTGCGCCTTCTTCCACGCCTCGTACTTCTCCGCGGGGATCCGCACCGTTATCCCGTTCGCTGCCGTTGCGTAAATGTACTGCTTCTCCATGTTCGGCTCCTTCCTGCTGCGCATATTCTGTGCGCAGCTCATCCATTGTCACATCTCCTGTCTCGAGGGCAAGGCGGTTGTCAGTTACATACTTGTCAAAGCCGGTCGCCTGCACCTCTGCGCCTGCGATCTGCTGCTTTGCTGCAATATAATCCGTATTGGGGGCAACCGCCGTTCCATCAACAGCAGTGTACCCATTCGTCAGCATGTCGTCAAGAACGATCTCGAGCGTTTTCGCCGCTTTGACATTCTCCTGTCCATTATCGTTGATGATGCGCTGCGCTGCATCAATGATTTGCGTGCGCGTCAGGCCCTCGTTCATCGCCTTGCGCATGGCGGGGGTCTTGAATATCTGATTGTTTCTCTGGTATCCGTTTGCCGTCCGCTGCCGCGCGCCCTTCTGCTGTCCGCGCGAAAGGCTTATATCAGCGATACCGGCGATCTGCTCTGCCGCCGTACTGTAATAACCGTGCAGCTCGGGGTGGTCAAACTGGAAAGCGTTTACATTTCTGCTCGATACATTTTCCTTCGTGCGGCTGTCAATATGCTCGCCCGTTCCTGCCTCTTTCTTCGCGTCGTTCTGCCCCGCGACATAGCCTGCATAGGCCGTCTCATTCGTCGGGTTCGGGTTCGCCTTTCCCTCCACGCCCGCATTGTAGGCAGGGATAAAGTCCTTCACGTGCTGTGCCGTGTCCTTGCCCTCCTGATACGAGCCGCGAATCGCTTTTCGCCCGCTCTCACCCAGGGAGTTATCAAAGCGCGCGAATCGGTTTGCCGCAGCTTCCACGCCGCCACCAATACCGCCGAGAATGCCGCCAACAAGGAAGTCATTCAGAACCTCCGCCGCTTCCAGCTCGCTGTAACTCCCACCGAGCGTCTTGCCGTTGTAGATCATCTGCAGCGCGGGCTGGACAAGATCCTCGATCACTTCCTCGCCGCCCTCTTCAATGAACGACAGCGCGATCTTGCCCGCCGCGCTGTTATTGAGCCCCGACATCGTGCGCTCGATGACGCTATCTAAGAAGCCCCTGCCGAACATCTTCTTGAACGGCGCTGCCGCGTTGCCGATCTTCTCGGTTGCCACGCTGAGTGCACCGCTCGCAAGGCCATAGTTGACCTGCTGTTCATGCGTTGCGCCCGCTCTGCGCGCCTGCTGCGCGCCTCCGCCCGCGCTGCGCATGAACATCGGGAAAAGCGCACTGCCGCCCATAAAAGGCGTGAGGGCAATATCCATCCCCATCTGCGCACCCGCGACACCCGCGTCAACGGCGAGTTGTCCGACTTTGCCCAGCCCGCTTTTCGCCTTATTGATATCCTTTGCGCCGCTGTCTGCCAGCCTGTCAGCGATGTCATAGGCTCCCGCTGCGGCCCTTTCCCCGCTCTCGATGATCTTGCCGTACTTCTCACGCTCGCTGCGAGCGATAGCAATCGCCTCTTTCGTGTCGGCAATATCCTGTGCCGTCATCGACGGGTCGCTCAGCGTCGCTTCCAATGCCGCAATCTGCTGGTCCAGCGTCTCCGCCTGAGCGCGATAGACCGGCGACATCGCTGTGCCGCCCTGCCCCTGCGCCGCCACGCCGCTGAGATTGGCAAAGCCAGCGCTGTAGGTCTTCGCCGCGCCCTTGAGCGTATTCCCGACGCGCTGCGTGACCGTCTGCGGCTTCACGTCCTTCACATGCTGATTGAAGGCTTTTTCGCTCTGGTAGTTCTTCGCCTCTTGCTGCTGCAAAGCGCCCTTGCCGAGGCCCTGCGCAAGCGCATTCTGGTTCTTCGGCGTCACGACATTCTGCTGCACGGTCGGCTGCTGGTGGAACATCGGAGACGTTGCCTTCTTCTCCTGTTCCGTTATCTTTGGCGTAGAAACAGGCCGATAATAAGTGTAAATCTGCTCCCGCTTGTCTTGCTTTACTCTCGCAGGCTTTTGCGCGGGTGCGTAGGAAGCGGGAGCGGGGCTGCTGACCGCAGCAGCCGCCCCGCTTCTTTTCTGATACTCACGATATCCCTTGATAGAATCCAGCTTTTCCTTTTTGATCGGCATAATTTACCTCCGTTTATTCAAGCCATTCGTCCGGGTCATAGCCAAAGTGGCTGAACAGATATCGCGCTTCCGCATCCGTCAATTTCCCTTGATCTGCATACACCGCAATCGTGTTTGCAATGCCTGTATTGCTACCGGTCTGCGTCTTCATCTTCTCTAAGCTCGATAATATTCTCGAAGCGCTACTGCTGAGCCCTCCCCCGTCATTTCCACCGTTCTGACCTTCCAGCCAGTTTTCATAGTCGGAATAGAGCCCGCTCGAAGATGTAAAGCCGTACTTCTGGTAGTTAGCTTTCTGCGCAAGCCAGCTCTTGGGGTTCCCGCTCGCCTGTGCCGCAGCAAACAGGCCTTCGTAGTCCATCGCTCCGCCGGTAGCTCCGCTACGTGTCCCGCCACCGGAAGTCCGGCGAGAGCCGCCGCCGCTTGCCTTCCCCGCCGCTGCCTGCGCTGCCTGCTGCAATTTATACTGCCATTCCGCATTATAGCGCGCGTCCTCGATGGCGTCGCGTTCCTTCTGGTAGTCATAGTTCAGCTTGTCCTGCTGCTTCTGATACGCCAGCGCATCTGCCGCCTGCTGGTCGCCCACCTGATCGCGCGCAAGCTGGTAAAGATAGTTGCGGTCAGCCAGCCAGCGGTTGTAGTTGTTGTCCTCAAGGCCGATGAGCGTATTCAGGTCGGCGCGGTCAGCATTCAAGCCGTCCTGATACATGCTATAGGCAAGCTGCTGTAATTCGGGAATCTTGTCCGTCATCTGGCTCATCTGGTAGTCGCTCGCCTGTTGGCTCGCTGCCACCGCCGCCGTGGACGGCATCCCGCCCGTCATCACTGCCGCCTTGCCGAGCACATCCTCAGCGCTGCGGTCTGCCTCGCGCGTGTACTGCTTGCGATACTGCTGATAGAGCGGGTCGCTCGCCGCGTCGTAGGAAAACGGCGTGCGATTCAGCAGCGCGTCGAGCTTTGCACTGATCTGCCCGCTCTGATCGTAGTTGTATTTGCTGTCGCCCAGCTTATCGAGCCAGCTCGTGTCAGCCTTTGCAGGGCTCGCGCCCGTGCCGAGTTTGATGTACTCGCTGCCGTCCACGCCGCCGGAATAGTCGTACTTCGCGCGGATTTTCTCCGCTGCGTCGTGCGCCGCCTGCTGGCCCGCCTTGTCCCCCTCGGCATATGCCTTGTTGTAGGCCTCGGTATACTGCCGGATGAGGTCAAGGTCGCCCGAATCGTTGATGAGCGTCAGGTCTGTATTCTTGTGTTTGAAATTATCTGCCATTGTCCCCTCACTTTCTGCCGCCCGTCACATATTCGTACTCGAGCGCATAGAGCCGGTATTCTCCTGTGGCTTTGATTTTTAATCTAAAGTGGTCGCAGCGGCGGATCGGGCAGTTGAGCGTAAAAACGTCTTTCTCCTGTGCCCCGCAGCGGTCGACCTCTTCCCACGCGCCGCCGTCGAACTTGACAAGGAACACGACCGTTGCGCCCTTTTCGCATTCCAGCCGCGCCCGAACGCGCTGCACGTGCTTCGCGTCGAATGAGCCGCCGTCATAGTCGGCAAACTCCGCCTCGCTAATAACAGCGCCCTCGCGTGTTGCGCCGGTCGGGATATCTGCCGGATCCCCCAGCAGCACGCACCCGCCGTCTACTAAGGCCATGATACCGCCCGAATAGGCCATTTGCACCACGGCAAGCGTATCTTCCTTATGCCACACGCCGTTCTCGCTGCTGTAGCAGTACAACGCCGCCTTGCCATCCTCTTTCAGGCTCACGTAGTAGTTGAGGCCGTCGCTCCCTCCCACCGCGTCAGAGAGGCGCACATCGTCGCCCAGCGTGTGGGAGATGCAGCGCGGCATGCCGCCGCTGTACGCCATGATGCCGACCTTTGAGAGGTAATAGAGCGTTTCCCCCGCCACGGCGAGGCTCTTGTGGCTGCCCCTCATCACACCGAGCACCGCGCTTGACATGAGTTGGAAGTTTGTCGGAACCGTGCCGTACATCTTGAATATTTTGTCTTCTTTGAAAAAGCACGGGTAGCCAAGATAGCTCACGCACGCCGTGAACGCTCCTGCCGTGCCGCTCTCCACGCTGAACGCATCCGTGGAGAGCCCGTCAAACACGTTCCAGTTGTACGGGTCGCCGAGCTTTGAAGCAAAGATGCTGTCGCCCTTGCATCCCCACACGCGGTTCTCGTTCGTGCAGACAAAATCCATGTCGGGCACGCTGCGATTGAGCGTGACTGTTCCAGGCTCCGTGATGCTTTCCTGCCCGTCGGGCAGGCGGAAGGTGTTTTCATAAAAGCGCAGCGTCTTTTTGTCCTCGCTGATCTCCCGGATGATGGGTGTGCGGTTGTTGTAGGTCTCCTTTGTGCAGCCCGAGATCGTCACGGCGTCGCCCACGTTGAACGGGAACGCCGCGCCGGTCGTCGTGATGCTGTTTGCTGCCGCCTTTTCGTCAGCATACGTGCCATTCCCGAATTTCAGCCCCGCCGCGGCGTAGCTCGCCTCCATCGGCTTGATCGTGCCGTCCTTTTCGCACACGATCTTGTCGGGGAAGATGAGCACGCGCTCGCCAAGTGCACAGAAAGTCTTTTCGCTATCTGCGACTATCGTCTTCTCTTCGCCGTTGATGTAGAGCTTCGTTCCGTATACCTCGTAGAGTTTGCCTGCGCTGAAAATGCCGTTTGCCTTGCCCATACCCTTGCGGACGGTATAGCGCCGCGCACGGGGAGCAAGAAGCGGGAAGTATCGCGCCGACAGGTTCTTCATGTCGTAGAGCTCGCCGCCCGCCGCGCCGAATGTGTGGTTGATGCCGCCGAATTTCTCCTGCTGCACGCGCCGGTTCGTATATGCCGTGATCTCAGGCAGTCTCATCTTTCACCGCTCCCCTTGCTTCGCCCTGCGTATCGCCTTCCTCGCCCACCGGGGCTTCTGTCGCATCGCAGATCGTCACGATATTGCGAAGCGACTGGCGCACCGCTGCCACCACGTCGACGGCATCACCGTTGACGTTCAAAATGCCGATCAGGCGCATCGCGTGCGCCGCTTCCTGCTTGATCTTTTCATTCATGCTCTTTACCTCCAATTGGGTTGCGAATAGCTCCCGTAATTGTTGACCGGTCGAACCGATAGCCAATTTGTGTTGTAATACGTCCCAATGTTGACGATCGCACGGTATCTCTTCCAGTTTGGGTTATAATACGTCCCGACGTTGATGACCGCCTTCGCGCTGCCTCCGCTGCCGCCGCCGCTGTACGTCGTTGCCGTGCCGGAATCGCTGTAATCTGAGACGATCCACGATCCGCCCCAGTAGTACATGTTGCATATCCATTCGTATGTCGTCCCCGGCGATAGCCCTGTTATCGTGCCGACAAAGGTGCTCGTCCCACCGCCGACCTCGCTCGAATCGAACGAGAACGTCCCGATGCCCGTGATGCGGATGTCGATTGAGCGCTTATACGTGTAATCCGACGCGCCGCCAGTAAACCGTGCGTAGACGCTGAGCTGTGTCCCGTCTCCGTCGACCGGTGACAGCGTACAATAAAAGCTCGCCATCTCTCACTCCTCAAGGAAAAACACCGTACCATACGGCGCGGCACTTGGCGGCGAAGCGCCGAACATGTAGTTGCCGCTCAGTACCAGATAGCCGCCGCCGAGCGAGACGACAGGGTAGTCGCTGGCATCGTCTTTTCCGATCAATGCAAACGGCCCCAGCTCGGATTCAAGAAAGATATTTCCCGCTGCGTGCATCTTCATGCCACCATAGGTCGCCGTCAGACCGACGCCGACCTGCCCCGTGCCCGTGTAGGCAAGATCCATGCTGCCGACAGGGGTATCTCCGGCCAGCAGGCTCACGCTCCCGCCGCGCAGCGCACCCGCCGTCAGCGTGCCGTCGATGTTGACTGCCTTGACGTGTAGATCGATGGTCCCCGTGCTCGCGATCTGCACGCCGTTTTTGTTCAGCGCAAAGACTGTGCCGTTGCTGCCGCTCGTTGCCGCCAACGTGATCTGATTCAAGTTCTGGTCGATGAGCGTCTGCGCCGCCGTGCCGTCGATCTTCCCGCTCACCTGCGTGCGCAGTCCGTTGACATCCGCCGTCAGGTTCGTCACGCTGCCGTCAAGGCTCGAAATGCTCGCCTGCAAGCCCTGCGCCGTCACGCCGAGCTGCGTGATATTCCCCTCTGCGTCGCTGATGCGTCCCGCAAGGCCTTTTGCCGTGATAGACAACTCGTTCACATTCTTGTCCGTATCCTCGATCTTGGCGTAGATCGGCTCGGAAATATTCTTGATAAACTCGCTCAGTGCATTCTGGTTGATGTTGCTCCCGTCCAGATTGAAGAGCGTATACCGAAGCTGTTCCAGAAGCACGAAAAGGTAGTCATAGACCCCGTTGATCTGCTCCTGCGTGTCTTTGCCTTCGCCGTTCGGGAAGGTCGTCTCCACCAGCTGAAATGTCGTCGGCACTTGTCATCACACCTTCCAGTTGCCCTTGCTTTCTTTGCGGTTTTCGCGCCGCCACCATGCCATAGCATCGGCCACCGCATCGTTGGCAATGGCGTGGTCGTTGGCATAGAGCGCGCTGTCCTGATTGTAGGCGTCGAGCTGCGCTGCCAGATATAGGTGGTAACACTCGTTGTGCCCGTCCGGCAGCAGCAATTCCATATCATCGACGCTTGCTGTGTCATCCTCCACGCTCACCTTGAGAACGGGGGCTTCCTCCCCCATCATCTCGGCGATTCGGTGCTCAAGCACCATGAGAATTTCTGCCTTGCGCGGCGTGCTCAATTTGTTAGGCCGCAGCGCGTCCGCGTCACGGATAGCTTTCAGCATTTTCATACATTAGACCTCCGTGAAATACTGTCCCACCAGCTCGTGAGGAAGATACTGAAGAGTGATTTTGTTGCCGGACTGCTCTCCGATACGCTCGCACTTGTACGTCTTGCCGTCCTCGCTGTCGAGGTAATACTTGCCATACTCGTACTCCATGCCGCGGCTTGCGGGGATGGGGTCATCCTGCGTGCCCGCGTGGGTAACGTCGATCACGACCCAGAGCGCGGGCGTTGCGCTCGGCTTCCAGCCCTCCTGCGAGGTGTGCGCCTGACGGCACTTGTACACCCTGCCGCCGTAGCTTCTGCGGTCGCCCTCCGCGTAAGCAACAGGATACGCCCATGCCGTGATGAGCTCGGGCACAGTCGCCGCCTCGCCGTCGCTCAGGCTGACCGCCGCCTGCTCGATGATGGGCCGCAGTTCCACCGCACGAGCGTATGTGACCGGCGCGCCCGCAAGGGCGGTAACGGTCGCTTTGGCGTTCTCCGTCTCCGTAGGCTTGCCCATCTTAATGCTGACCGTGCCGTCGCGGTGGTCAGTTATGTCGCCAGCGATGCTGTAGGCGCTGTTGTCGTACTCGTTGACGACCTCTTTGGTCTCGCCCGTGGGCTTGCCCTGCTCGTCCAGCACGTCCACCGTGTCGCGCTGGATGATGCTCCACGGGGTATTGTCGGGCAACAGTGCCGCTACGGCGTCGTAGGACATGGTCAGATAGATGGTTTTGGTATCACGGCCGTTCCAGTTGCGGTCAACAAGGTTGCCGTTGACCGTAGCGGGATATTCCGTGTTGTTGACTTTTACGTAGATACTCATGTGCTGCTCCTTTCTTATTGCGGCGTGGCGTTGGCTTGCAGCCACGTCAAGAGATCACCGGTGGGTAATTCATCAAAAGTGATGGTGCGGTATACCTCCCCCCGCCAGCCGTTTCGGTAGGCGAGTTCCCTGGTCTCGGTAGACTTTCTATAGTAGATTAAAGTTCTTACACCGTAAGTGTCGTCGTAGTCTCGGATAAGATGGTCGTAGGTAAAGCCATAATAGCCAGACACAAAGCTGACAGCAATCCCGCTACTATACCCCCAGAATTTGTCTGGCTGCGACGTTATATCAATGGTTTCGTTGAAGTACCACGTCAAGCTCACATCCGGCTCAAAGTTGATGTCATACCCCGTCCCGCCGATAAGCGTCCTGCCTTTGAGGATATTGTACACAGTGCCGTCCACCATGCACTTACCGCCCTGCACGGTGTAGACCGTGCCGTTGACGAGCGTTTTGTGCGTAGCGGGCGGTGGCGGAGTGACATTGCCAGAGCTGTCGACTTCCATGTCCTGCGGGAGAATCAAAGCGGGGCGGATGCCGGACGAGCTGGATGCTTTGCTGGCCTCAAAGACGCCGTTGTAGTTGACGAACCACACCAAGCTGGTGTTGTTGGTGATCGGGGAGCGGAGACACCAGTAGTCAGCCGAGCCGTTCAGTTTCGCAATGCGCTTGTTGTTGGCGGACGTGCCGGTTCCGGCCTCGAAGTAGGACAGCTTCGCACCGTCTACCGGGAAGTGGGAGTTATCGCTGGTCGTGAAGCCAATCTCGTAGCCGGACAGCAGAAAAATCTTGCAGAGCAGGCCATTTGCACCGCTTTGATCCGAGCCACCGGAGCCGCCGTTCTTACGGTACGGGATCTTCACCTGCTTGATTGCGTCCCTGATGTTGCTCTCAAACGCGTTCAAGAACTTGCTGTTCAGTAAGCTGTGGATGGTGCTGTTCTCCAGATTGTTATCATCCGAGCTGTGCCATCGTGTGGCCTCGAAGCTGTCCTTCAGCAGCAACCAAGTGCCGTCGCAGGATTCGTCATACATGGAGCTCGGCTTGCCCTGATGGCCGACCAAGAATTCTTTCGCTGTACCGCCTACTTTTAGTTTGACAATACTGCCGACGGCTTTGGTGCCGAGTTTTGCATTTGCCATCTCCGTACCTCCTTATTTGAAGTACCAGTTGATCGCGTAGTTTTCCGTGGGCGTGGTCTCCGTGCTCACGAGCGTCTGCTTGACGATGTTGCCGCTTGCGATGTAATCGCTTCCGCGAGACGCCGCCACCAGCCCGCCCGAGCCATTGCCCTTGATGAGAGAGGTGGTGGCGGGGACATTGACGGGGCCTGCGGGGCCGTGCGGGCCGGTCGCACCGGTCGCGCCTTTCTCGCCCTGCTCCCCCTTTTCGCCCCGGTCCCCCTTGGGGCCTTTGAGGTTGACCGTCGCGGGATTATCGAGCCCTCCGTCGTTCGTCCAGCTCAGGTCTCCCGCCGCAGACATAGCGGGGGTAAAGGTCGCGCCCTTCGCACCAGCCGCCCCGGCAGGGCCCGTCTTGCCTTGGGGTCCCGTCAGGCCTTGCGGCCCAGTTGCACCGGTTTCACCTTGCGGACCGGTTTTGCCCTGCGGCCCTCTCGGCCCCTCTGGGCCGGTATCGCCCTTCGCGCCGTCAGCACCGGCAGGCCCCCGTGCGCCCGTGTCGCCTTTCGGGCCCTTGAGGTTCACTGTCTGCGGATTCGCCTTGCCGCCGTCGTTCGTCCACGACAGGTCGCCGTCGTCGCTCATACTCGGCGTGAATGTCACGCCGTCCTTACCGGCAGCCCCGTCCGCGCCTTTGGCTCCATCCGCGCCCGCTGGTCCCGTAGGACCTTGCGGACCAACTTCGCCTTGCGGTCCGGTAGGACCAGCCGGGCCGGTCGGGCCAACGTCGCCCTGGTCTCCCTTGGGGCCTTGGGCTCCCGTGTCTCCCTTATCGCCCTTTGCACCTTGCAGGGGGCCGTTATTGATGAACTTGCCCGTCGTGCCGTTCAGGATGTAGATATCGTAAGGCTCCGCCGTGCCGACGCCGTAAGCGTCACCCGGCTGCGCAGTTGCAAGCTTGGCTTCGTCCAGCGCTCCTGCCGTGTCGTAATAGCCCAGCACCTTGAAGCCGCTGCCTGTGTCTCCCTTCGGGCCCTGCGGGCCCGTGTCGCCCGTCGCACCCTTCGGTCCCTGCGCACCAGTATCGCCCTTTTCGCCCTGCGGACCTGTCGGGCCTTGGATGCCCTGCCCGCCTTGCGGGCCGCGAGGCCCGGTCTCGCCTGTATCGCCCTTGTCGCCCTTTTCACCTTGGGGCCCAGTGTCGCCGGTATCACCTTTTTCACCCTTGGGCCCCTGAATGCCCTGCGGGCCACGCAGGCCTTCCAGTTGTTCCTTTGTGAAGTCGGAGTAGGTAAAGGCGTCACCCTTGTCGCCCTTATCGCCGGTCTCGCCCTTTGGCCCGCGTTCGCCAGTCTCTCCTTGGTGGCCAATGGGTCCTGTCGGGCCGACCGGGCCAGTTTCGCCCGTATCGCCTTTAAGCCCTTGCGGGCCGGTGTCACCAGTATCTCCCTTGGGGCCGACGGGTCCCTGCGGGCCAGCGGGGCCGGTCTCGCCTTGAATGCCCTGCTCTCCCTGTGGGCCGCGCGGGCCGGTTTCACCTTTGGGGCCCTGCGGCCCCGTCGCACCGGTTGCACCGGTCTCTCCCTTGGGCCCCTGCGCGCCGGTATCTCCCTTGGGGCCGACTTCACCCTGCGGACCGGTCGCGGCAACGCCCGTGTCGGCAAAAGCGCCCGCCGTGGCGTCCCACTTGAACCAGTTGCCCGTGGTCTCGTCGACGTATGGCATCTTGGAAACCGCCGTCTCCGCATCCGCCGCCGCCTGCAAAACCTCATCGACCCAGCTTTGATAGGCCGGAGGCGGTGTCTCTCCGCTGTCTTCCAGCGTTTCGCGCACGCGTGTTTTATATATCTGGCTCTTCACAATGGTATCGCCAACGGTGTAGCGCAGCTCTGCCGCGCCCTCACCGGCAACCGCCGTATCAACGTTCGATACCAGCCACACGAGCGCGCCGTCTTCTTCCGTCACCGTCACGGGATACGGCTGCGCATCGCCGTTTCGCTGCACGATCAGGCTTGCGACGCCCTCGCCGTAGCCCTCGCGCCACTTTCCCAGCACGTCAAAGACGACCTTGCGTGCCTGATTCTCACCCCTGCGCCCGAGCTTGATCTCTTCGAGCGCGTAAGCATTTTCAATAACCATGTTGTCACCTCTCTTATGGAAAACGGCGCAGCAAGAGCGACTTTTTCGTCCCTTGCTGCGCCGTGTCGCAACTCATTTTTCGTGTCTCGCGGTCTTATTCGCTTACGCGTTGTGGGCTTTCGCACTCTCAACGTAGTCGCTGCTCATCGTCTGGATGAGATTCGCGGTCGAGGCGTCCTGTCTCATCTGGTTCTGGATGGCCCACAGGAACTTTCTTTTGACCTGCACGGTCACGCCGCGCTGGATCAGGCAGCTTTCGCCGTTCACGCACACCAGCAGGTCATCCTTGTACTTGCCGCTGTCCTTGAACAGGCGGACGCTGACGTACTCCTCGCCCGCGCGATCGGCGTTCACAGCCGCAACGGCGTTCTTTGCTTCGCTCATCGGTCTTTCCTCCGTTTCAGTGGCGGGGGCGGCGTTCACAGCTGCCCCCTTGGTGGTTAGGTCAGCGGGGTCTCATCGAACGTGGAAGTCGTTTCCACGCGAATCATATACGCCTCAACCAGACGTTCGGCGACCTTGGTTGCTTTCCAGCCGACGGTTGCACGCTGGTTCAGCGGGTCAGCCGTACCGGCAGAGCCGAGCGGCTTGACGATGTGCTCAAGACCACCGCCGGTCAGCTCGGTCGTGCCGTAAGCCTCCGCGCCCATGATGAGGGTGGAGTAGACGTTGCGGCCCTTCGCACCGGCTTCGCCCGGATAGATGGCGGTCGACGCCGCCGGGGTGGTAGCAGGTGCTTCTTTCAGCGTGATCGTCGCGCTGCCAGCACCCGCAGCCGAGGCGCTCTCAATCTCAAGGAGCGCACCACCGATGACGACCTCACGGCCAGCCAGCTTTGCGGCGTCAGCAGTGGTGATTGCCTCGTTTACGGTCAGGACCTTGCCGGATGCGCTCTTGACGGTCAGGTCGCGTGCGCCCTCGGTCAGGTCGTCGGCGTGGAACACCTTCGCTTCGGTCGTCTCGATGAAGCGGACGCCCGCGATCTTGCCGATCTCATCGTCGTAGATGTTGCTGGTGTCCTTATACTCGTGCGGGCGCTTCCAATCAGGGTCATCCTGAATGTCGTAGGAACAGTCAGGGTGAATGATGGCCCAGTAGGAGCCCTCATAGCGCGGGGCGTTCATGGTTTTCAGGAAGCGAACCGCCTTGCGGACGGCACGCACCGTGAAATAGTGGTTGCCCGTGGTCTCGCCGCCAACAAGCAGATGGCGACCCGTCACCTGACCTTCGCCGTACTGGACGTTAGAGCCTCCGTTGATGACCTCGCGGGTGATGGTGTCGAGCGTGCGGCCCGCCTGAGAGCCGAGCAGCACCGTCGCTTCCTGCAGGTTATTGTCGATGGCGGTCAGGTCGAGAATATCGGAAATCTCGACGAAATCGCCGTACTGGTCGACCTGCGCGGTCAGCGTGGTCATGGACAGCTTACGGCCCTTGGGCGTAACGCCTTCGGTGATGGGCGTCAAGGCCTTGGGCAGCGGATCATACTTACGGAACTCGATCTCTTTGCCCTTGCCCTTGGGGATGTTGCGCTTCTGCGCGAATCGGTCATGCACCAGCTCGGGTTCGGCGTTGTCAATCAGGGTGTCGCAGTAGTAGGTCTTCATCTCGCCCGAGAGACCGGCATCGGTCGTCACGTTCGTCTGACCCTCAAACAGGCTCAGAATGACGGGCAGAATGAAAATGTCTTTGAACTTCTTCATAGAGTTTTGTCTCCCTTCTTACAGTCGGTAAATTAGGCGGGCATCAGAATACGATGCGCTCGCCGCGCCGCACGCGCCTTGCGATCTCTGCGCGGTCGGCCTTCGTGAATTTGCTCGGGTCACTCTTGACAATGACCCCCGGCTGGGAAGTGGTTCCGTTCTCGTTCGGGCGCATTCCTTTCGCGCGGACGTTGTCCATCACGCGCTTTTCCATCTCCGCCGCAGCTTTCGCCGCGCTACGAGCCTGAATGTCGCCTAAATGGGATACCTCGTAAGCGTCTTTTACAGGGACGCCCGCACGCAGCATCGCAATGAAACGCGGATTCTCCGCGACTTCGCGCTTGAGGTCGAAGTCAGGGTACTCGCCCGGCGCGTCCGCCGTGCCGACCAGCTCGCTCGCCTGACGAATCCAGTCGTTATATGTCTCGTCGGCTTTCTGCTGACGCTGCCTGTCTTCTTCCTGACGTTTGAGCGCTTCGTTTTCCTGCTGCATCCGCGCATACTCGCGGTACTGTTCCACGCTCATGCCCATGCTCTCCGCTTCCGCGTTGTAGAGCACGCTGTTGAGCGCCGCATCGCCCTCAAAAGCCGCACGCAGCTTACTCATATCGCCGTCCGTCACGCCATAATGGCGCATCAGTGTGTCGATAATGGGCTGCGAATCGGCGATTTTCTGGTCTTTAGCCTTCTCCTCGCCGAATCTGCGATTGATGATGCGCTGTGTCTCCGCAGTGTACACGTCCTTGTATTTGCCGTTTACGAGGTCAAGGAACTCCTTTTTCAGGTCTTCCCCGCCTTTTCCCGCAGCCCCGGCGTCGCGCTGCTGCATCTTCGCGCCCTCGCCCTTCGGCTCGCCAGAAGAGGCCCCCGTATCGTCAGGTGTCTCCTGCTTGCCGAATACGATGTTGGCGTATTCGCCCGTTTTGCCCTTCCGGGTGGGAGAAGAGCTTGCCTTCGTGGTCTCGCCCTGTGCGCTCGCGCCTCCCTCAGCGCCGCCCGATGCACCGGCAGCGGCTCCCGCAGCGGCAGCGCCGCCGTCAAAGAGGCTCAGGATCACGCGAAGCGTGGTTTTGAGGTTCATGGTATCCCTCCTGCTTGTCAAATCGCGGATATTTGGCCCTCCGTGTAGGCCGTGCAGCGCTTCCTATTATCCGCAGGGGAGGGGAGAGCGGCGAAAAGATAAAGAAAAACGCCGACCCTCCCTCGCGGGCGTATGAATAGGGGGACGCCACTCGCACGCCTAAAGCGTAACATGCGGCTTCCTCCAACTCACCACGGGTGAGAAAAATTTTTTTAATTTTCTTTGACGTGCACGAAGATCGCGTCCGGCCTCGTGTCTTCCAGCTGCTTGAGCCCGATGCACGCGGCGATGAATGCCGCTTCGATGCGCTCATCGCCGCCGCAGTGGATGAGGAAGCGCGGCGCCCCCTCGTCGATCTCAAAACCGTAGACCTCGCAGTCTCCCTCGGCTTCCATGTTCTTCACATAGCCACCGAAAGCGTACATCACACCAGTAATGTAGTTGCAGCATTTCTCGTCCGCCGAATGGCCTTCGCACAGGATCATGTAGCGGCCGATTTCGTGCTCGATGTGAACCATCGTCATGCACTTACACCCCCGGCATCGCCGCGCTGCTGCCCGTGTCCATGTTCGGCTTAGACTGTTCGGCAAGCTTCTGCATGTACGGTGTCTGCGCGTTCTGTGCGTCGGCGTTCTTGCTCTCAATTCCGCCGCTGCTGCCGCTCTTGCGGGTCGTGCCACCGCTCTGCGTGCCGCCAGTCATTCCGATGCCCATGTCCTGTCCTGTAAGCTGCTGGATAACCGTGAGCGCCTTTTGCAGATGATCGCTCTGCTGCTGCACGACGTTGTAGAGCGTCGCGCCTTCGTTGACCTGGCTCTTGATCTTGTCGATCCCTTCGAAGTCCATCATGTCGAGCGCAATCATGCTTTCCTGCGCCCTGTCTGGGGAGAAGAACCCAAGCGAATACAGCTCTTTCGCCCGCTCGTTCTGTTCTGCGCGGGAGAATGGGTTTTTCTTCTGCGCCTTGATCTTGATGTCAAAGACCGGTCTGCGGAACAGGTCATTGCCGAGGCTATCCACGCCCGTCACCTGATCGCCCAGCTCGTTCACGCCGATCTGCGCATACTCGTAGGGCATTTCATTTGTGATGCGGAAAGTGCGCGCTGCGTCGTAGAACTGCCGCATGCGCTCGATGCACAGCTTCACGATCTTCGCCTGCGCGCGGTAGCACGCCGAAATCATATCGCGGCTTGCCTTGTTGCCCGCCTCCTGCAATGCAGAAATAGCCGCCGCAGCCGTCGCCCCGCTGGATGTTCCGCCGTTGGACACGTCACGGTTTGAGCTCGTTTCCTTCATCTCGTCGATCTTCATCTGCACGATATTCGCGTAGATGGAATCGAGCGGGCGCGTCGTTACCTCGCGGAGCCTGCTCTCGTCGATCTGGCCGGACACGTGGATGATCGGCTTGCGCCAATCAAGGAACTCTTCTTCGTTGATATTCAGGCTTTCACTCGCGAAATACCGGCGCTTGCTGCCCATCATTGAAGTTTCGAGGATGTTTCCCCACAGTTTGTCGATGTAGAGCTGCGGATCCTTTGCAATGGCCGTATACCCAAACCCCGCAGGTGTGCCCTTTTCGGGGAATAGCACATCGAACACGAACGGATATTCGCCATCTTCGTAGAAACCGCCCTCCGCATATTCGGGGTCATTTTCGCTGGCGTAGATGATATGCTCCTCGTCGATGAACTTCGCGTAGTGCAGCACCGTTCGCCCGTCTGCGGTCTTCTTGCGGTAATACCAGTCAATCACGGCGACCTTGTTGCTCGTGTCCACCGTGTCATCGTACTCGTATTTCGCCGTTTCAATGCTGCTGCCGCTGAGCTTATCCGCAAACTGCGGGTATTCGTCCTCGATGATGTCGCGGTCGACGAGCGCCACCGTAAACACGTTGCGGCTCTTCTGGATGTCCTCAATACCCGGCTCCCAAAAGATATTCAGCGGGTCAATGCCCTCGATAGCGATGTCGCCGAGCCCGTTGTCTTTCTCTTTGTCCCAGAACACGCCGTAGATCGCCACACCGTGTTTGAGCTTTTCCCACCACTCGAAGCTGTATGTGCTGTCAAATTCGTTGTATTCCATGATGACCGGCAGCACGGACGAGAGCGTCTGCGCGCTTTCCTCGTCGCTCTGCTCGCGAGGCAGGCATACGGGCTCGGGGTAGTTGTCCATCGCGTCGGCGTGCTTATTCATGATCGAGTTAAACAGCCACGCACTCGCAGGCTCGGGAGATTCCCCCGCGTCTTTCGTCCCGCGTCGGATATCCTCCCAATGCCGCAGCTTCCACCAGCGCTCCTCGCTGATGATACGGTTCTCGAAGTTGCTCTTGCCCTGCTTGTACTTTTGCAGCGTTTCTACGGCGTCACCGATCTCCTTGCTGCCGATGGCTGCGCCGCTGTTCATCGCCGCGTCGCTGTCGCGGAATGCTCCCACAAGCGGCGCTTCTGCCTTTGCATCCAACATCGCAGCAGCGCCAGCCGCGTCGGCCTGCTGCTGCGTCTGCGGGAATTTTCTCGTACCTGCCATGTCTTCCCCTCCTGTTAGTTGTGTTGGAACCACGCATATCTGTCGTAGCTCGGCGTATTGATGTCCAGCGGGTCGTACAAGACCAGCTTCGGCGGCTTATTTACCCGCGCCGCAATGGGATTCTCCATGCACACATAGCGTGTCATGTCGTAGATATGATCCTCCTGCTCGGTGTTCACGTCCTCGACATCCTTTTCGTCGTAGACGAGGTTTGGCACCGTACGGATGAAATTCTTGCACGTATCGAAGATATACAGCATCGGCACGCCGTTCTCATCAAACGCAAATCGGTTGTGCAGCTGCATCTTGCCGTCGATACGGGCGTTGTCTCCCTTCTCGAAGTAGACGCGCTCGCGTTCAAAGAGCGAACCGATGCTCTCCGTGCCCTGCGTGCCCCAAATGGCGGGGTCGCCCACACGGAAGATGTGCCGCCCCTTAAGATTCGGGTCTTCTGCCTCAATGCGCTTCATCTCGCGGGCCACTGCCGTCGGCTCCATCTTCACACCCTCGTTCGGTGCGCCCGTGCATCCGTAATATTCCCGGATGTGGTAGAGCCGCCTATCATGGTCGACCGCGAACCAGCCGATGGCAAACGGCCTTGAATAGCCCCAGTCCATTGCGCACCAGATCGGCCACTCCTTCGGCACCTGAAACGGCGCGATGACGTGCGTATGGATGCGGTCGCGGTAGTGTTCGCTGTCATTGCGCCACTCGGTAAACACCTGCCCGGAGAACGTATCCCAATCGCCGTAGAGCAGTGCTTTCTTCTCCGCCTCCGGCATCGACGCAAGGCGCGTCAAATAGCTGTCGTCGTTCTTGAGCAGTATCTTATTGTCGAATACCGTGCTCGGCACAAAGATGCGGCTCTTCTGCCGATGTTCTTCGTGCCCATCTGGAAAGCGCACGACGGCATCCTCGCGGATGGTCCTCATCGGCGGCGCTGCCGTGATGAAACGTTCCTTGACCCATCCGTGCCCCACACCGCCGGGGTTCGCCGTGCTGCGGATATACACCCGCGTCCCCGGCCCGTTCGGTCGGTTGCGGGAAAAGAGGTAGCTGTATTCTTCCCATGTAAAGTGGGTCAGCTCGTCGAATGCGATAAAGTCATACGCCTGCCCCTGATACTTGATCTTGTCCTTTGCGTACTGCATCGAACCGAAGATGATTTTCGCACCACTTGGGAATGTCCATGTGTGGCTGCTGCCGTTATAGCGCGCGCCCGGATAGATACGCGGGTAGTAGTTCAGCGTCTTGTCAATGAGCTCGGCAAGCTGCGGGAAGGTCTTTCGCAGGATGATCGCCTTGTAATACGGGATATTCACCTGCCGCAATGCTTCGATGACCAACGCATCGGATTTTCCCCCGCCTAACCGGCTGCGCCGCCGTATAGAGCCTCGTCCTCCCAGCGGCTCATAAAGAGTGCCTGTTTGGGCTGCGGCTTCCATACCACGCTACGCTTCGCCATTCGCATCACCTCCCGCGTACTGAGGAACAGGCATTACAGCGGGCAGCTCTGCCACGCCGCACACGCTTTCTCCACCGTCGTCCTTCTTCTCGTCATTTGCCCAGCGGAAGTTGTATTTCAGGCTGAATTCCGCGCCACGCTGACCGTCTCGGTCGAAGAGCCGTTCCTCGGCATAAGCCTCTATGCGGGCCTTCGCGCGCGTAACCGTGTCAACGAATCCTTTCTTTGCCTGATAGTTCAGCAGCGCTTGCCTGCTCGTAAACCCCAGCGCAAGCGCGAGCCCCGTCACCGTCGGTGGGCGCTGATGAATGATAAACGGCTGCCCTAATTTGTCGAGGATCGGCATCCCATCGTCCCCGATGATCGGCTCGCCCTTGCAATCCTCGAAGTATTGGTCAATGACGGCCTGCATTTCTTCGACCGTCGCATATTTTGGATGACACCCCGCTTTTGCCATGCCGCCACCGCCTTTCTTTTTTATGCTGCAAGCCCCCCGCCCCCGGCCTTATCGCGCAGCATTCTTATCCCCGCTCGGGGAACCGAGCTTCCTATTTCCGACGGTAACACGCCATCTTTTATTTCTCACCACGGGCGTGGAAACTTTCTCTTTCCTTTCTGTGCTCTCCTCTGTATAGTTACATACACACAACATAGATACATCCTGCGTATAGCACCCTCTCCCGAAAGAAAAGAAATATAAAAGAAAAGAAAGAGGTTCTCCCTCACGGCAAAAAGAGAAGCAGGGCTTTCGCCCTGCCTCTTCTTATGCCATTTTGAGCTTTCTCTTGAGCCACGCCCACAGGTTGCGCCACGGGTGGGATTCTGCGTAATTGGCGCGTTGCTCAGCGTTGTATTTTCTATTACGCATTACATTAAGGGCCTCTTGCTTAAAAGCGCACTCATCATTCACCCGCCCAAGCGCCGCCTCAGTGTCAGCAAGCTTATTTCGCAGCGCATCTGCGTCCGCTTTCAGGTTCGCAATCATGTTCTCGCGGTTGATGGCCTCGCCGTTCATCTGGTCGATCTGCTCGGTCAGTGCGGCGTTTACCCGCCTCAACTCCTGCACTTCCGCCTGCGAGTCCTCCACCATCTTTGCCATCTGGTCTTTGGTGTACTTCTTTACATTGATGCTCATAATTTGGCTCCTTTCATTCGTAGTTGTTCTTCCCGTCCCCGGTCGCTCACGATGCTCACGACCTTTACGTCGCCGTATCGCTCAATGTCCATGGCGATGCGCTCCTTGATGCCCTGCGCGTCAGCGGCGGGGACGTTGGCTTTAATCGTGATCGTCAGCATGTGGTTCCTCCTTCGGCTCGCCGTAGCTGCAAAAGTCGTCTTGCTGCATCGGCTTCCCACTTAACGTGCAAAGAGCCTCGCCTGATGACACCGCAAAGCTATTGATATATGCATACTTGCAGTCCTTGCAACGCGTCACCGGCGCAACATCAGCGGCGGGAATACTGTTGATTTCCTGCGTGCAGATTTCTGGATTTTCATACCGACGTGTGATTAAATCAATCACAGTTTTTCGCTTGATGTATTCATCCATTGTCAGCACCTCCTGTTCCACTTTTCGATGATAAATTTGGGTTCGCTATATACGCCACTTTCAAAATCACACTCTGGACAGTATATATAGCACTCTTCTGGGCTGTTGCCATCTAGGGAGACAAAACTCACTGTTTCAAGTATTGCTTCTCCGCCGCAGAACGGGCAAGGTTTCAGGTCATACATCCTTCGTCGCCTCCACATAGCACCAGCTCTGAGGCGGGCGCTTGATTGTCCGTCCGTCACAGTCCATTTTGCTGTAGTTGTAATAAGGACAGGCACAGCAATCCGACTCGACTTTACATAGACCCTTGAACTCTCCCAGCTCCTTCGGCTCGTCGTAGACCTTCAGGTTGGAGATGTGCCAGCCGTAACCAACGGCAACGCCTAGATACTTGTGCAGCTCTGCGGGTTCCAAGCAAGTCGGCCGCGCAACGTCCGACTGGATTCTTCTTGCACCATCAATTTCGACGATCTCTTCGCACACAAATTCACCGATGACCTTCTGACGCTTGCCCCACATATCGCAAACTGAGCCTTCGTCCGTTTTGATGAAAACCGGCTTGCCGTGATAAATCTCGCCGTAATTCTCGTCGCCATCTTTCAGGATACCGATGAGCCGTTCTTCTGCCTTTGTGCAGTAGATGTAGCACTTGAAAGGCGTTTCCATCTTCGGGCGCGTCTTTCGCACCTCATTGGTCTTTTCGCCGCTGCAAATTTTCTCGCACCACTTGGGACGTATGCTTATCATCACGGCCTTACTCATTTTGCTTTGCCCTCCGTCATCTCTTCCAAAATATCGATTAACAAAGACTGGATAGCGTCCAGCTTCGCATAAATCATTTCGTCATAAATTCCCGTTGCCATTTCGAATTTCCTCCAATTCTTTCTCCGCCGCCTCGCGGGTGAGGAATACGGTCTTGCCGAAGCCCTTTATCGATACTCCGTATTCCCTTCCGCGAGCGCCTATTGGCTCGATGCCAACAAAGCCAATCTCATTACCCAACCCGATCTGCTTAACCTCGCACTCGCTTATATGCTTGTCCGTGTCCAGTAAGGCAAACACCCGCTGGCCCACCTTGCACGGCAGCACCACCAGCCGCCCGTCCTTGTCAGCCTCGGCCAGCTCGCGCAAGCGATTAAAACTGCAAAGGCTTTCCAAATCAGCAAGACGCATCAGCTTCAGTGTGATCTCGTCCGCCTTATCTTTCGGCAGAACTTCTTCCGGCGCCCACCCGCTGTCCTCGTAGGCGGCGATCCGATCCTTGAGGCGATTGCGGCAGTACAGCGCGGTGCAGCTATCCATCGGCTTACCATGCTTACCCATCCAATCCGCTTTACACTTCTGGCAGTCCATCATTGCCTGTCCATCGGTGTCGCGCTTCGTCAGTCGTTCCATTACTCCACCTCCTGCGGCCAGAACTCGCGGCGGCACTCGTAGCAAGTTATCGGAGCGGCATCTTTTTTCTTCGGGCACACGTTGTCTCCATAGACATCTGCTGGGCAGGCGTACAATACACTTTGACGATCAATCCTTGCACAAGGATAGTTGCCCAGAAACACGCTCTGCCGCGTCTTGACGGGATTCATCTTTACCCATTCCTCAACTTCGGCCACAACGTCCTCTGGCGAATCCGTCTCTCTGCCAACGCGTAGATAAATGAAACGATTCTTCGGCACTCCCTTTTCATCCATGCGTCTCAACTGCTTGATAAATTCAATAGCGTCCATAATTACCTCCCTAAAATTTGAAGCTCTCTTTGAGCTTGATTCCGTGTACCTCCGCCGTAAAATAGCTGCCCTCAAATGCGGCAGGCTTCCAGCTAAATGGTTCGCCAACGTACATGGTCATTCCTCCCCAAATCTCAATTTCGTCACGGCGATCGGGAACTGCTCGATTTCGCTTGCCCAGCGCGCCGTGCCCTTGCCGTTGTGCCGCTCAAATACCAGCGGGAATCCGCCGATGCCGTCAAACAGGCTGCCCATCGTAACAGGGCGTAGATATTGCGCGCTGATACGCTTTGCCAGGAAATCCCAGAAGGGCAGGGCGATGGAGTTACCCAGTGCCTTGTAGCGCGGGCTGTCGCTTGGTTTGCGCATTTTGCCCCTGCTGTCGCGCCACTCGCCAATGTCGGTCCAAACGTCCGGGAATCCTTGCAGCCGTTCGCACTCCATCGGGGTAAGGCGGCGCACGATCATTCCCGTGCGGACAGTGCTTTGCAAATTCAGACTTTGCCCGCCGCTCTCTTTTGCTTGCAGCGTCCCGTTGATCTCGCCCCCCTCGGTGAAATTGCGGCAATCAACACTGCTGACCACTAAATCGGTGCTGTCCTTGTAGTCTCGCTGCTTGCAGCTGCTCGCAACATCGCCCTCGCGATAATCGCCGAAGCCCTGCATTTGATACGTCAGCGGCACTTGGTTCCCGCCTGTTCCCATTCTTGCTTGCAAACTCGGAACGACCTCGCCACACTCGCGGATGACGTCACAAGCGTGTGTCATATCCAGTGCCACGACCGCGGGCTTGTTACCTCCGCACTCCGCACACAGAGTGGGGGCTTGCTCCTCGGCGTAGCCGATGCTTCGCGCTTGCTCGCTGTTGCCGAGCTTAAACCCGGCGCATACAACCGGCTGATTGTTCCCGCTCATGCCGGCCGCTGCGGTAAGTGTAGGTGATCGGTCGTCTGTCCGAAGTTCTGCGCCGCCCTGCTGTGTAGCCATGCATACGACAACATTAGATGGTCTCGATGGTCTGTTTTCTCCTTCTGCCCGCAATGTTTGAACGCCATTCTTCCAATATCCAACACCTGTTTCTCCGTAAGCATGTGCTATACTTTCGCCTGTTCTACCAGCACCGCTTTCAGAATCTCCGGCAAGTCTTTCCCGCGCCGTTCCGCTCTCCGCAAAATGCCTTGACACGCTTTTGCGCTCAAAGAGTATTTCGCCTGCGGTGTCGCCTCCAAAATCTGCGACAACCGAGATACGACGGCGACGTTGGGGGACTCCCCAGTGTTGCGCATCATGCACTCGCCAAGCCACGCTCCATCGTCCTCCCACTTCATCGTGGTAGCCCCCCCAGGTGTTCCAACCCTTTTCAGGCACTTCAATATCGGGGGCTTCCGGTTCTGCGATGCGGATGATCTCTTCGAGGACTGCCGCGAAGTCTCTCCCTTTGTTGCTCGAGAACGCTCCGGGCACGTTTTCCCAGACCATAAACCGAGGTCGGACCATGTCACCTGTCCGTCCATTCGATCTGTCATGTTCTCTCATCTCCTTTACGATGCGAACCTGTTCCATGAACAATCCGCTCCTTGCGCCGGCCAATCCGGCGCGTTTCCCTGCAATGCTCAAATCCTGGCACGGTGAGCCGCCGGTGATAACGTCCACGACTTCGATCTCCGCGCCGTTGATCTTCGTAATATCGCCGAGGTGTTTCATCTTCGCCCCTCACATTCTCCGACCAAAATATTTTTCATACTCCGCGTCGCTCCATTCCGTCCAGACAGAGACATACCACGACTTGCTTTCCAGGTTCTTCTTCGCCCGCGCGAGCGCGTGGGAAACGACGGTAGGTGATATTCCGCGCAGACGCGCAAGCTCTGTCGGCGAATCCGCAACGCAGGTCACGATGCCCGCGTGCTTGTGGTCGAGCGCGAGGTAGAGGTATCTGCCCTTCATCCCTGCTGTCCTTTCAAGCGCTGATAGCGCCGCGTTTTGAATTGGCGCGCGCACAGCCAGTCGCATTTTGCATCCGTCAGGCGGCGCTTTTCTTCTTTCGCCGCACTCCGCGCGGAGATATCCGCCTGATAGTACGGGCAATCGCCGTGACAGCCTACGTGCCTCGTAGGCGGCTTACAGCTGTGGCAGTGCTCAAAGCTCATCTCACACCTCGCGGATCGTGATGCCGAACTTGTCCTGCAACAACTTCTTTTTCAGCAGGTAGTCCTTCGTTTTCGCGCCCTTTGCGTCCTCGACCTCTCGCAGCCAGTGCACCGTGCCGTTGCAGTCCGGCTCGGTCGCCCGCTCATAGGTAAAATCCGCGCGATAGACCATCGGCTTGATTCTCTCGCCCTCAATAGTCGTGTAGCCCTCCACGAGCGTGAAATTCGCTTGCAGCCGCAAATCGCGAATCCTGCCCATCGCTCGCAGCACTTTCAGCTCACCGAACCGCGCCGCCTCACGCTCGGAATCGAACTTGATTCCGTCGCACACGACCTTGCGGTTTCCGTATTTGCTTTTTTTCGGCTTCTGCGCGCCTGCCAGCTTGTCAAGCACCTGCTTCTGCGCTTTAGGGCCCAGCCGTGCAAGGTCAGCTGATGTCAGCGCCATCGTGTGCCTCCCGTAAATCGCTCTGAGACGTGCTCTGCGCGTTTTTATCCTCCGAGGGTGTCATTTCACGTTTTTCGTATTCCGAGCGCTCCTGCGCGCTCTCAGGGGCATCCCCGGCGGCTTCCCGCTTGCTGTCCGCAGGATCATCCCGCAAACCGACGCCGATGATGTAGTTTTCGCCGTCTCTTCTGGCATGCACTTCGTACCTGCGATAGGTTTCCCGTGCGTCGAACTTCGGCAGCATCAGGCGTTTGCCGATGACTGCCCCCGTGTCGGGGTCTACTGCGTCCTCACCGTAGGCAATCGCCACCTGTGCAAGCAGCGCGTCGGTTGCAATACTGATTTCGGCAACGCCTGCGGCTCGCTGGGAAAGCTGTGCGTTCAGTTTCATCAGCTCGCCGACTTTTTTCTGGTATCTGCCGAGCTCGTGCTCAAGCCGTTTTACCTTGTCTCTGTTTCTTTCGCTCATCGGTTCTCCGTCCTTTCGTAGTGCAGCGTCAGCGCCCGAGCGATCGGGCAGCGCCGCCATTCTTCGTTGGCGCAGTAGCGCCGCGTGTATTCGTCCAGCTCTTCTTTCGGTAGCTTGACTTGCGCACCCTCGCAGTTGAGATAGTCGCGGTAGTCCCGCGAGTAAAACGGGCACTTGAAAATGCCCCCGCGATACCCGCTCACGGCGCACCGCCTGCCATTTCGGCATCCGCCGCTTCCCACGTCAGCCCGTGTTCTCTCGCATAACGCGATACGCTCGGCATGAATACCTCCTGTTCGGCTATCTGCTCGATGTATGGCTTCATCCAAGCCGCCGAGACGTGCGGGGGAACTGCGCCCCTAGCCTTTGCAAGCACTTGGCCGACTTTCGGGGGGAATCCCCTCGTATCCTCGGCGATCAGCGCATTCACTGCGTCCATCGCTTCGGCGGGGTCTTCATTGCCCAGCATGTCCGACCAGAGGGAAACCAGCTCTTCGGCTTCTGCGCGGGTCATCTTGGCGTAAGCCTGCGGATAAGCCTGTTTTAATCGCCTTAAAATGCTAATTACGTCAGCTCTTTCCACGGTTTTTTTCCTCCTCAAGCATCTCGGCGAATACATCGCCGCCGACAAACGGCCTATTCTGCGGCGCTTTGCCGCCCTTGTCCTGCTCTCTGGCAAGCCAAGCGGTGATGAAACGCTTAATCCCTCCGCGTGTCTTCCGCTTGGTATGGTTTGCATCGCACCACCCTGCCATGTTTCTGAGCTGTTGCAGAACGTCAACGTTCGGATAGAGCTGCGACCATTTGGCCCTGTCGTTCTCCGACACGTCGAAAAAAGTCCCGTCATTCAGCGGCAAAGAAATCACCGGCGGCGCGTCAGCCGCTTGCGGCTCAGCGCATAATATGTACTCTTCTTTACTCTTCTCTACTCTACTTTTCTCTACTTTACTTTGTCGTTCGATGTCAGCATTTTTTGAAAAAATGTTTACATTTTTCGCAGAAATGTAAACATTGGGCAAAATTTGGGCAACATCAACCAGAAGGATGTTGTAATCGACTTCAAGAGTTTTGCGGCGGCTGACTGCCTCGAAGTACCTTTCCTGTATGCCTTTAGAGGTCAATACGTGGTACTTGTCATACTTCTCTTTGTCGAACATCCCTCGTCTGATAGAAGCCTCTATTATTTCGGAAACGACGCTCCCACCCAACCCGACCTTGCGGGCGAACAAAAGCGCAACCTCCTCTGTCCATTCAATGTAGTAACCCGCCTTGCCGTAAATCTCTTGCAGCAAGTGAACGACTACACCAAATCCTGTCAAGCCAAATTCTGCTTCTATCAGTTCAAACTTTGCGTTCAATGTGACATCAAGCGGAAAGTAATCGATCCCGCTCTTTGCCATAGACTACTCCCTTAAAACGGCAGCTCGCCGTCGTCCTCGCTGACCTCTGCAAAGCCGCCTGCGGCGCTCTCTGCGGCGTATTGCGGTGCGGCGGTGTTGTTACCCTCCGAGCGCCTGTTATCTGCGAAATACACGCTGTCAGCCTGCACCTCGTAGCTCCTGCGTTTGTTGCCGTTCTTGTCCGTCCAGTCGCGCATCTGCAAGCGACCCTCGACGCCGATCACGCGACCCTTATCGGCGTAGTTGCAGAGCACTTCTGCCGTTCCGCGCCACGCCACAACGTCGATCCAGTCTGTGCCGCCCTCCTTGCCGTTGCGATCAACGGCAAGAGGGAACGACACAACGGATACGCCGCTGTTCGTCTTTTTCAGCTCCAAGTCACGCCCGATGCGTCCCATCAGGCACACGCGATTCATGCTCACTGCGCGTCACCGTCGCTTTCGATAACCTCGCCGGTCGTCTCGTCCACGGTGTAGTTCTCCGCCTCGATGACCGTGTCATCGCTCACGGAATACATGTCCTCACTGATCTTCGTTTTGATGGTCTCGTCCTGCGCCACCGCGCGAACAAAGTCGCTCTTGAGCGGCGCATACTTGAGCACGCGCTTGAGCACAGTCTTCTTTGCCATCTCCTCGAAGTTCGTTTGCCACGGGCCATTGCTGTATGCCTTGGAAAAGCGCTTTGCGTGATTGCGAACGTCCTCAACGCTCATCACGTCGTAGCCGAATCCTCCGTCTTTCGTGCGAAACATCGCGTAGATGAATTTCGGCTCGCCGCGCTCACCGCTGGCGGGCTTGTGGTTGAGCTTCGGCTCAAGGCCGAAGGAATATTCAAACTCGTCGTTCTCGTAAACGACCTGCGCCTGAATAATGCTGACCTCACCGCTGCGATACGCGAGGTCAATAAGCCCCTTGTACCCCAGTTGGAATTGGCATTCCAGTTGACCGTGGTTACGGTACGGGATCAAGTACGCCTGCCCAAGCGGCGTGTTCGGCTCCATGCCGAGCTGAGCTGCCGTCATCATCGCGCCGAGGAAGCTCTGTGGCGTGGTCTGCGCGAGCTGCTTGTTTGCGCTCAACGCGGAAAGTGTGATGCGCGTGAAGCGCTCCGGCGTGATGACGCTCGGCAGCGCCTTGGCGATCTCACCCTCCATCTGCTTGATGTACTGCTGCATCGTGGGATTGCCTTTCTTTACGGCCTGCGCGCCCTGCGCGTTCTGAATCAATCCTTCCTTCATCTTTCCTTTTCCTCCTTCACCGCAAATTTGCGGAAATTTGTCGTTTTGTAGTAGCCGCTCAGATCCATTTCGGGGTGATCCTTTGCAAATGCCCTTGCGTCGAACGTCTGGCGGCTCTGTGCTTTCCAGTCGACCGTGAAGCGCCCGCAGTAGCCGCGCTCATTGTCGCCGAGGTCAGACATGAGCTGCTGCTTGATGCTGTCCGCGCCCTTCTCGATGGCCTGCTTGCGGCTCATCAGGTATTGGTACTGCTCGACAAGCCTCTCGCGCCCGAACAGCTCAACCTCGCCGCCGCCGCCCTCGTAGATGCTCGTGATCGTCTCCGTCGTGCTCTCCATACCGTCCATCGGCGGCGGGCTGTCTGCCTCCACGTAGTCGTGCCAAAAGTCAGCGGCGCAGCGTTTCAGCGCCTCGATCTCATCCGGGCTGACATATACGCTGCTCTCGCACCATCCGGGAACATAGTCATCGGGGACGGTCGTGATCTGGTAGCAGTAAAAGCCCTTGCCCAGCACCAGCGCCGCCAAGAACCAGCGTTCCCAGCCCGTCACGGCGAGATATGTCACGCACTGCGCGTAATAGCTCTCGGGGAATTCGCCAACTGCATAGCGCTTCATGTTCAGCGCATTCGCGGTCTTGCATTCAAGGCCCGCGTGCCAACCAGCTGGTAACACCATACGGTCAATGTTCGCATGTAGGCACGGCGCCTCATCGTTACGCAGGATGTAGTTCACCTTGCGGACACGCAACCCTGTTTTTATCTCGAATCGAGTTGCAACGTAGCCCTCGAGGTCTCTCCCGATTCGCATCGCCTCGTTTTCCGGCTCTTCGCCGATCCTGCCGGTCTTCTCCGCCCACACCGTATAGGGCGAGCGGTATTTATTCAGGCCCAGCACCGCGCCCATGTCGCTGCCGCCGAGGCTCTTCTTGCGCTCTTTAAGCCACTCCTCGCGGCTCATCCCGAGCGTCGATATCTTCTGCATCTTCATCTTTCTTTACCTCAATATCTTCCGCCCCGCAGAAGGGGCAGCATAGTATCGTTTGCAGCTCCACGCCGCGCTCACCGTCAAGGTTCTCGCGCCTGCGCAAGACGTCGGGCTCGTCAAAGGTCAGCCCGCACCATTCGCAGCGGTACATCACATCATCGCCGAGACCGCGATGAGCACTGCCGCCAGCAGCAGGCAGATACCGGCGAAAAGCATTGCCTCGTCGGCCTTGCGCTGCTCGCGCGTCCGTCTGTCGTGCTTTCTCATCGCTTGCACCCCCTGTCGATAAACGGAAGCAGATCATACAGCACCTTGCACACCGCGCACGCGCCGATGACGGCAAGGGAGGTCGTAAAGTCGCAGCCGTTGAGCGCGATCACCGCAGCGGCGATGCCGCCGAAAAACAGCATATCGATCATGCCTCCACCTCGCGTTCCGAGATCCACTCGTTCACCAGTCGAGTGTAGATTTGGAAGATTCTGCGCTTGCCGCCGCGGATGCACACGCCGAATGGGTAAACCCGCTGTTCAAGGCCGGCTGCCAGCGATTCGTTCGAAATGCTCAGCCCGTGTTCTCTCAGATACGCCGCGCACTCGTTTAAGTCCATCGTCTGAATCGTCTTCATTTGCGTGCTCCTTCCTCTCCAAGAAACTTCTGAATGAAATACTGCTGGCCTTTGCCGGTGACTTTCGTGGTTTTGCTCACCGTCACCGTGCCGTCAGAATGTGTGATCGCCGTTTCCTTAACGGTGAAAAGCCCCAAGTCCATCGATTTTTGCGTTGGCATATTGAAGTCCGTGCCGTTTCGGCGAATCAGATAACCGTTTTCGCGCATCCAACGAAACAGTCGGTGCTGCCCGATATCCACGCCGTTTTGTTTCAGCAACTTCGCCAGCTCGCCGACGAGGATCGAAGTCTTGCTTGCGCTGACCGCATCGGCAAAAAGCACCTTTGGCGCGTCGGCCTCGACCTTGCTTTCAAGCCGCTTGAGTTTGTCCCCTGCGATTTGCAGCGCGCGAGCCATGACTTTCTCCGGGCTGTTCCAGTCCTTTTCAATTTGAAGAAAATACTGGCGGGCCTGCTTGCCCTTTTCATTGCGCTGGATCATGCAAAGCTCTTTCGCCATGTCGATGGTGAGCACTGCGTCGTCAACCGTTCGAGCAACCATGCGCTCACCCTCATTTTGAACTCGCTCAATTTTGAGCGGGTTGAAGTCTTCGCCCTCGGTGAACCCGTACTCGCACATTCTCGGGAACCAGTCTTTATAAGCCGTCTTCACTTCGAGAAAATCGTGCAGGTCTCGCGCAGAGACCGCAGGGCGGTCATTGTTGTAAGTGATCTTGATTAGCTCGTTCATGCGTCCTCCTTCCCCGTAAGCACTCCTTCATTTACCTTGAAGTGCTTGGCAAGCCGTTTGATGTGGCGCGGGTGCGGGTAGCAAGCGCCATCTTTCCAGCTTTTGATCGACGTCTGCGAGACATCGATCTCTTTCGCAAGACGATAATTCGTCTCGCCGCGCTCGGCCTGTAGCCGAGCAAGGTTTTCAGGGAACCCCATCTTTTTTCGCCTCCAAATTTGATTAAAATGTTGACAAATTGGAGCATTGGTGATACTCTAAGTTTGCGACAACTATATGTTTCTCACCAGCCCGATTTGTCGGGGTGGTCTGGTTTCTTATTACCTGTCCACGCTCTTTAGTATACTCCAGACTTGAGTATTTGTCAATAAAGACTTGACCGTTGGATTGCACAAGTATAGAGGATTAGATTTATGCCATTTACTCAAAACTTCAATTACTGCATGGAACAAAAGCAATACACCGCGTACAAGTTTGCAAAAATAATTGGCGCGAGTAACCAGGGCGTTTTGAATTGGCAGTCCGGAGAGTGCGTTCCATATCCAAAAACCAAAAAGAAGATCGCCGACCATTTCGGCATCACGCTTGCCGAGCTGGACGGCGACGAGCTTCCTGTCCTCCCGGAAAAAGGCACAGAAAAAGCCCCCGCCACAGAGGGCGAGGGCCTAAACCATACCGATTCTGAATTGTTGCAGGCGTACCACGTTGCGGACGCCCGTACAAAAGAGGCGATCCGCACATTACTCGGGATCAAGGAGGAGTGAGTATGTCTGAATTTAACGTTCTAAAAGCCCTCTCCGAGAGTGGCGGCGAAATGGAATGGTCTGCGCTGATGAATTCTGATAAATCCGTGCAGGAGACGTCCGGTTCATTGCAACTGCTACTGCACAGCGGGTATATCTCCGGGTCGCTTGCCCCGTATTCGTCAGTTAAAATCACCCCCATCGGGCGGGCTTATTACTCAAAGTTAAGCGAAGAACATGATGAGAAGCGCCGCGAACAAAACTACATCCGTGAAGAAAATGCAAAAATGGAACACCATGCTATTGTCAACAAATGGGTATCCTTTGCATCGATGCTCTTCGCTGGCGGTTCTCTTCTGTTGGGGATATTGACAGCACTCAAGCTCATTTAACCTGTCTCTCATTTTACGCAGTTTGATTTGCCCGAGAACGGCCCACACGCTAAAGAACATGGATAACGCTGTGCAAATGCAAAATAAAATCTTCATCTTTTTGCTCCTTTCAACAGTTCAATGACTGCTCTCCGTTTTTCTTCATCTTGAATGGCCTCGAGGAATGCGCGGTCTTCCGCAGTGATATTATCGGCGTTGGCTTTTGCGTCTTGATATAAACGTTGCATCTATGTATCCTCCGTTCAAGTTGTTTCACCTATTATCTCTCATAAATCAACCATTTTCACCACGAGGGCGTGCTTTCATGGGAATGTATAACGACCCGGAATATTTTGAAAAGCGCGCGCGATACCAGCGCCGCGTAATAAAGAAGATCGTAGACCTGTTTCTTTCGGTTTTCCGTGTAAAATAAGGAAGTGATGTTATGCAGTTTAATGTGGCATCTGCATTGGGTTCTCTCGCGTTGACTGCTTCCATATATGGCGCAGGGCCTCTTCTCTTGCGGTTGCGAAAAGGCCCCATTTCATCAAAGGCTCTAAAATGGCTGCACATTGGGTACACAGCTATTTTGGCATTTGCATTTTCCATCTATGATTTTTCTAATGGGTACGACGTCAGTTTTTCTCCTGCGATTCTTTGGGGCAGCATTTTCTATTGGTGGAATCGAAGCTATTTTGAAACGCGCAACTATCCGCCGGTTCAACCCGCCACCCCCGCGCAGGCAGCTCCGGATTCGCCTGATCCCGTCCTGTCAGGGACGGAGCTGCCTGCCGTCATCCCCGAAAAGAAGGTTAAAAAGGCTGCGCCGCGGGCGTTGATGATTGGCCTTGTTGTCGCTCTTGCGCTAAGCCTCGCTGGGAATGTCTGGCAGGGCATTTCATGGGCAAACAATTCGGCGGAATCTGCCGAAAAAATCCGCGTGCTCAATAACAAGCTTACTCAAAAAGAAGAAGCTATTAAAGAATACAGAACAAAAGTCGGAGACTTGAATACCGAGCTTGCCCGCGTCAAGGCTCAGAAAGAGGGCCTATATGACCATCTGGACGCAGCTCTTTTCTTGTACAACAACATTGGATTTATCGTCAGCGGGTCATCGTACTATCACAATTACGAATGCCCGGTGTTTCAAGCAGCAAGCGAATATTGGGCTCACAATATCGAATACTGCCAATCTATCGGATATGGTGCTTGCCCGGTGTGCTGGGATTAAGTTTTGAAAAAGCCCTCGCCGCCTCTGCAACACCGGCGAGGGCTTTTCGGCAGCAGCGGGGAGCGGTCGCCGCTGCTTGTTTTGACCATATCGCGCTTTACCTTACCACTTCAATACCAAGACCTTGCAACACGACGGCATTCGACCGCGTTCGACAGGCCCACTTTTGGCACCCCAAACAGGCGGAAACCGGAAAAGTTAAGGTGATGTAAATGAACATTCAAGAGCTGTGCAAAATCCGTAAAGAAGAACTGAAACTGACCTACCACGACATTTCCGACGCTTCCGGCGTGCCGCTGTCCACCGTCCAGAACTTCTTTTCCAAAATGTCGAAAGCCCCGTCCATTTACACCGTCGCGCCGATCTGCAAGGTGCTTGGAATTTCGCTTGATGAAGTGTTCGGCATTTCCGAACGGTTGACACCGGCAGAGGAAACCTTGCAAGCGCGCAACGATGAGCTGGAACGCCACGTGGATGCAAAAGCGGACACGATCGAGATCATGCGGCGCGGAGTGCGCATCCGAAACGGCGTGATTTTATTTTTGTTCATCGCGGTGGTGTTACTGGCTGCATGGGGCTTGTATATCGATATGCACTGCGCCGACTATGGATTTTGGAGGGGCTAACATGGCGAATTGCATCAAATGTAAAGCAGCGCTGCCGGATGGCGCGCTGTTTTGCCCTTTCTGCGGCAAAAAACAGGTTGCTGAAAAGCGCAAGGCGCTCAAGCGCGCCAACGGTACCGGCACAGTCTATAAGCTGCAAGGCCGCAGAACGCGCCCATGGGTCGCTGCAAAGAATCGGGTTATCATCGGATACTACTCGAAGAAGTCTGACGCGCTGGAAGCGCTGGAACGGCTCTCCGGCAAACCGTTGGACGAGCGATACAATATGACCTTTGCCGAGGTATTCGATGCGTGGAAAGCGGAGCACTACCGCGAGATTGGCTCAAGCGGGATAGAGTCTTATGACCGCGCATTTGATGTCTTTGCCCCGCTGCACAACAAGAAATTCCGCGATCTGCGCGCAGCGGATTTTCAGGCGGTTATTGACCAGCATATGAGCAAGTCCCACTCCACCGTTTCGAAATATAAGCAGCTCGCGACACAAATGTCAAACTGGGCCATGCGGGAAGAGATTTGCGTGACAAATTTTGCGCATTACATCAAACTTCCCGAAAACGTGAAAAAGGAAAAGGAGATTTTCACTGATGGCGATATTGAAAAGCTAGAATCCAACGGCAGCGACGCAGCGAAGATCGTGCTCATGCTTCTATCGACCGGCATGCGCATCGGTGAGCTATTTTCCCTGCCCGTCGCATCTTATCACGAGACCTACGTGATTGGCGGTGAGAAAACGGAAGCCGGGCGTAACCGTGTAATTCCGATTCGGGGCGAGGGAAAGCCTTACTTTGCGTATTTCGCATCCAAAGCGACTGGGCCACTGTTGCTCTCCGGCTATGAGGGCCAGCATTCCCCCGAAAATTACCGAAAGCGCGATTATTACCCCTTGCTGTCCCGCCTCGGGATAGAAAAAAAGACCCCCCATGCCACACGCCACACTTACGCCACGCGCGCGGTAAAGGAAGGTCTTCCGCCAGAAATCCTTCAAAAAGTTCTCGGCCATGCAGATTATTCTACTACTGCAAACATTTACACCCATATTGACCCCGATACGATCGTAGCGGCTGTTACAGGCACGTTACTAACAAAACCGGAATCGGGCAAAAAGAAAAAGCCTTGAAACCGTCGAGTTTCAAGGCTTTTTTGGTGGAGACTGCTGGACTCGAACCAGTGACCTCCTGCGTGTGAAGCAGGCGCTCTAACCAGCTGAGCTAAGCCTCCAA